TTACGCTGACTTATGATGATGCTCATTTGCCTGCTGATGGCTCACTTCATTACGAGCATTTTCAGCTGTTCATGAAGCGCATGCGTAAATACTTCATGAGCCGTTTTGGTCAACAGCTTCGTTTTTTTATGTGCGGCGAATATGGCGACAAGCTTGGTCGTCCGCATTATCATGCGATTATCTTTGGCGTGACTTTTGTAGATAAACAGCTCTGGTCGATTCGTCGAGGCAATAACTTATATCGTAGTCGTACGCTTGAGAAACTTTGGCCGTATGGTTTCAGTTCAATTGGCGCAGTCAATTTTGAGACTGCAGCTTATGTTGCTCGTTATGTTACGAAGAAGATTACAGGTCCTCTTAAGTTAGAGCATTACGATGGCAAGGTCGCAGAGTTTTGTCATTGCTCGCTTAAACCTGGCATTGGTCATGACTTTTGTGAAAAGTACATGACTGATATTTATACTAATGATCGTCTTATTCTTAGTGAGAAGATAATGATGTCTCCTCCAGCTTATTTTGATAAGTTGCTTGAGCGTTCTGATATCATTCGCTATGAAGAGATTAAGCGATTGCGCGAGAAGCGCGGTCGTGATTTTGAGGATACTGGCGAGACTTCGCCTCAACGTCTTTTAGTTCGCGAACGCGTCCAAGAACTGAAGGCTGCTAAATTGAGACGCGTTATGGAAGAGAATCAATTATGATCCTTAAAGTTTTTTCCGTTTTCGATTCGAAGCTTCAGGTGTTTAATACGCCCTTTTTTAGCCGTTCTGCAGCTGATGCTTCTCGGTCTTTTTCTGATCTCGTTCGTGACAGTCGTACGACCGTAGGTCAGCATCCTGATGATTTTTTCTTGTATGAAATTGGTCAGTATTCTGATGAAACTGGAGAGCTTGTAGCTTCTGTTCCGACACAGATTGCTGCTGCAACAGCTTTTGTATCTACGATTGAAGATCCCAAAGCGGCCGCGCCTGCTAAGTCCGAAGTCTAAGTACAGACGCGGCCGCAACACATAGATTCTTCTAATCAGTCCTTGCATAGTGTGAGGACTTTTTTTGTATGGAGCTTATATGAAGTTCAAAATTAATCACACAAATGCTACGGCTGAAGGTATTGTTTTTACAGATCCTTCAATGACCCAACAGCACTTTAAAGATGAAACGATGATTGATAACATTCTTCAGAAGTATGCTGAGACTGGTTTTTTGACTGATCCTTTTTCCCCGAAGCGTCCGATTCAGTTTGGCGACTTTTCTGACGTCACAGATTTTCAGACTGCTCAGAATTCTGTTGCTCGCGCTACAGAGTACTTTGAAAGCTTGCCATCGCACATTCGTGCTTCTTTTAGTAACTCTCCCGCTGAATTTCTTCAGGCGCTTAATGATCCTGATCAGAGGAGTAAGCTCGAAGAGCTTGGTTTTGTTGCTCCTGAGCCTTCTGAAGAGCCTCAGCCCACTCCCGCGACTGAGGTTAAACCGTCTGATTCTGACAACAACGGGTAATTACTAATAACCAATACAAGGGATGGTTTCCATCCCTTCAAAATCCCTTCGATCGCCCGCTTGCGGCGATCTTTTTTTTCAGATATCTCAGCGATTTGCGCACGGGTACACACCGGAACCAGTTACTTACTTGATGTAACTGGTTCCGGTGACACCCCGATGTCCGCACGGGTACCGTACGAAACTCTCGTATGTTTGATTTTTACTTGGCATGTGGTATATGCTTCGTTGTACGGTGATAAAGCTTTTTGAGTCTTGGTTTTAGAGCCGTAAGGCGATCGGTTCGATGTGAGAGCTTTCGGAACTGGTCGTCTTTTTTTTATCTATAGCTATTGGATAAGTACATGTCATCTGTTAATCGTTCTACACAGCATCTTTTCTCACAGATTCCTTCAACTCAAATTCCTCGATCTGTCTTTGATAGATCTCATGGATATAAGACAACTTTTAATTCTGGTTATCTTGTTCCTTTTTATGTCGACGAAGTACTTCCTGGCGATAGCTTTAAGTTGACAGCTACTTTGTTTGCTCGTCTGGCAACTCCGATTGTTCCTTTTATGGACAATTTGTACTTAGAGACTTTCTTCTTCTTTGTTCCCAACCGCCTTGTTTGGGATAACTGGCAGAAGTTTAATGGTGAGCAGAAGAATCCAAATGATTCAACAGACTTTTTAATTCCTACGGTTTCCGGTACGAATGTTCAGAATCAAACGCTTTGGGATTACTTCGGTCTTCCGACGAATGTCAGTGATGCTTTGAAAGTAAATGCGCTTCCTTTCCGCGCTTACAATTTGATTTTCAATGAGTGGTTTAGAGACGAGAATCTTCAAGAATCTTTGAAAGTTCCAACAAACGACGGTCCAGATAATCTTTCTGATTACAATCTTATTCGTCGTGGCAAGCGTCATGACTATTTCACGTCATGTTTGCCCTGGCCGCAAAAAGGACCTGGTGTCGAAATTTCGCTTGGTGGCACTGCTAAGGTCTCTGGCGACGTTAGTTTAGCTGCTCAGTACGGTTCTTATCATGTAGACAATGGCATTTCTGGCGTTAACAATTGGTCTAGCGCTTATCCTATTTCTTTCACTAATCCTGTTAGTTTAGGTAGTAAAGATCAGACTTGGGGACAAGTTTCTAAAACTGTTCCTTTAAGTATTACTGCAATGAATCCTTCAGATCCAGGAAGAGTTTCTTTTTACGCTGGTCGTGGTTTAGTTTTAGCTAACAATTTGTCTGCTGATTTGTCTGGTGCTACTCCGATTTCTATCAACGACTTGCGCCAAGCTTTCCAGATTCAAAAGCTCTATGAGCGCGATGCACGCGGAGGTACGCGATACACAGAAATCTTGCGGTCTCATTTTGGCGTAATCTCGCCTGACGCTCGTTTGCAACGTCCTGAATACCTTGGCGGTTCGTCTGCTCGTATTTCGATCAATCCTGTGCAACAGACGTCTTCTACGAATGAGACGACGCCCCAAGGCAATCTCGCGGCTTATGGTGTTGTCGCTGATAGTTTTCATGGTTTCTCGAAGTCTTTCGTTGAGCATGGCTATGTCTTTGGCTTTGTAAACGTTCGTGCCGATTTGACTTATCAACAAGGTTTGAATCGCATGTGGTCGCGTCAAGGACGCTTTGACTTTTACTGGCCTGTCCTTGCCCATCTTGGCGAACAAGCTGTTCTTAATAAAGAAATTTATGCTCAAGGTACTGCTGATGACGATAAGGTCTTTGGCTATCAAGAGCGTTATGCTGAGTATCGGTACTACCCCGGCCAGATTACAGGGAAATTCCGGTCAACTGATCCTCAGCCGCTGGATAGCTGGCATTTAGCGCAGAAGTTTAGTTCTTTGCCGACTCTTTCAGCTCAGTTTATTGAAGACGATCCGCCTGTCGAGCGTGTAATCGCTGTTCAGAATGAGCCGCAGTTTTTGTTTGATTCGTATATTCGTTTGAAGTGTGCTCGTCCGATGCCTGTTTATTCAGTTCCTGGACTTGTTGATCATTTCTAAGGAGTTGTTATGGCTTTAGTTATTTGGCTTGCTGTTGTTGGTACTGTTATTGTTTTTGCTTTAGGACAGTAATTATGGGTTTCGGTTGGGCTGAAGCGATAGGCGGCGCTGCCAATTTTGGTAGTTCTGCTTTGTCTGCTTACTTTGGTTGGAAGCATCAGAAAGAAGTGATGCAAAATCGGCATCAGTGGGAAGTTGAAGATTTGAAAAAATCAGGTCTCAATCCGATTCTTTCCGCTGGCGGTCAAGGCGCTTCTGGTAATGCTCCTGTGATCGTTCCTCCTGACATCGCTGGCGCTATGGAAGCTGGTGCGCGTACTGATACGCAACATTCTGAGAAGAGTTTGAAAGATGCTTTGAAAGATCAAACTTACGTTCAGAATTCCGCTCTTCAAGCTGATGCAGGTTTGAAGCGTGCGCAGTCTGTAGCTGCTGATTCTTCTTCAAACTTGATGTGGTCGCAGACTAAAGGTCAAGAGATTGCTAATAAGATTCAAGAAGAGAATTTGAAGCAAGCGAAATTCATGACACAGAATTCTGCTATTGCTTCTGAGAAGCAAAAAATGGTCTTTGATTATATGAAAGATCATAAAGGTGCTTGGTCTTTTGGCCAGTGGATGAATTTGATAAATCCGTTTAATTCGACGGCACCAGTGACGAATTCTGCTGTTGGTGCTGCTCATCTTGCGAAATGATTGATGTCATTCTTAAGTTCGTTGATGTTTTGCTGAGGTCTGGCTCAGCAGTTTGGGAGGCCTTCAAGGCCGTTAAGAAACTTTTTAAAAAGTGAGGTTTATATGTCTCGTCGTCGTCATAAGCTTTCTCGTAAGGCATCTAAGCGTATTTTTCGTAAAGGTGCATCACGCACGAAGACTTTGAATACTCGTGCTACGCCGATGCGCGGTGGTTTTCGCATTTAAGCGTTAACCCTAATTATTTGCCGCGGTCGTCATAGTTATCATTTTGAGCATCTTAACTTCATTTGGAACCACACTATGGCTACTGCGGCTTTTCGTCTTACGCTCAAAGATTTTGGCGTCTGTTGGCTCATTCCTGGAGAAGAGAGTTACGTTGGTCGTCGCAAGTTGGTGACCTGGACGCTTTATCGTGATCGGCCTTGGGTTGCTTTAGCGTCATTTCAGGTTCGTTCTCGCTCTTCTCGTGAGACGATTCTTCGTGAGCTTCATATTGTGTGTCTTGAAAAATGCCTTGCTTTCACCCGATAACGGCTTATCGTCTTGCCGGTCAGAAGACTAAGGATGGACAACGCAATGCGATAACGTTTGATCCGTCTAAAGCTATTCCGTTTTCTGAGTTTAAGATTCCTTGCGGCCAGTGCATTGGTTGCAGACTTTCTAAATCTCGCGAATGGGCCGTTCGATGCGTAGTCGAAGCTAAGTCACATAAGAACAACATGTTTCTTACGCTGACTTATGATGATGCTCATTTGCCTGCTGATGGCTCACTTCATTACGAGCATTTTCAGCTGTTCATGAAGCGCATGCGTAAAT